TGCAAATACTTAGTAGCAAGATCTGCATCTAATCTGCCTTCGGTAACGGCAATTCCAAGTGCACGATCCAAGTCATCAATTTCGTCATGTGGTAATAAAACTGACAAAGCAATTGTCAACGAAACAAAAGCGATAATGCAAACGATTATTGTCATGCTGCTCTGCCTTTATAATTGGTCAGATGTGCCTTGCGAATCTCTCCAAACATCGGCTCTTGCAGATAATGTTCGACGCCGTAACCGTTGACAGTGGCTTCCTCAAGCAATTCATCAAACAGCGCGACAAGATCGGCGCGAGGGTGCGGCCTGACCTGACCATCAAACCAATGCTTGCGGCCCTGTGCGGCGAGACGAGGCAGCGCGTACTTTAGCTGCGGCTGCGTTCCTATGTCGGTGTAGTGTATTGCCTTGACCACACCGTCTTTCAGGTTCGAATGACCTTCCCCATCCAGGCAATTCCAGTCTCCTTCAAACGCTTGCGTCAACTGAGGGTGCGCGCTGAAATATGTAACCATCGACTTATGAGCCGAAGCCACCGATTTGAGATGCTCGACGGGCCACACGCAATCACTCATCGCGGCGCAATTCCATTTGCTGACGCAATACCGCCAGGAACCGCCACCTTTGGCCATCGCTACCCTACCCGGCTGGAATTCCTGCCGCCATAACTCAGCAATGTCAGCCATGACAATGACATCACTGTCCATATAGATGGCCTGGCCTTCGAAGTTGCAGCGCACAGGGATTGCCCACCGAAAACCGCTGAACGGCGTAGCCCAGGATTCCGTGTTCCAGCCGTGCCAGAACGATGCAGGATCATTCGATAACTTCATCCATTCGATTTCAACCGGCTCACTGGCGTGCTTGCGGATTGACCACTCAAGTACCGATTGAGATTCGGCATCCTCATGGTTTGGAGCGCAGCCAATAAAAATGCGGATCACTGCAACCCTTCCTCCACCGTGCATTTCTCAAACGCCGTTATTGCTGAGTACGGCGACGCATTCAACACTTTTACTCCATGATCTCTCAACACAGGTCCGGCGGCATCAAACGACCTTGCAAATTCAAGCCAAGGTACGGGGAAAGTCGGGAAATTATAATGTTTATCGTTGTGATGCCCGGTAGGCAGATAGTCGAAACCAAAAAGCCGAATATCTTTTGCCCCTCGCTGGAATGCTAGATGCAACGCGCCGAAACCCGAACTGCCGCCGCTCGAAATGGCGTCCCGATCACAATTGAAATTCGTGCCCGGCATCCGCCTCACAAAACGCATATGCGGCGCCGGATTGCGCGGAAACTTAGTCAGCTTGTTGTCAGGCACAGCGAACGTCATGAAGGTCTTAATGTTGCAAAGACTAATCCACCAAGCGCGCATCGCTCTGAGGTCAAGAGAAAAGCCATGATCAGCCCAAGGCAGATCGAGGATCGATGCATTGACAGCTAGAACTGTGAACTGCCCCTTCAATCTCGTAAAATCAAAACCCTTGAGGGAAGGCCCGCCACCGATGATGGCGACGGGCCTCGACCCCCAAGTCACCGGCCCGACAGTGCCAAGCCGGATCGTGTAGTGCATCTTAGATCGTAAATGCCGCAGTGAGCAGCACACGACCCGTACTTGACGGGTTAGCCGCAACAGCGGTTGCCACACCGATCTGCTTATTGCCGCCTGCAGTGGACGTGCATTTGCGCGTGGCGTTATTCCAGTAGATTTTTTGGCCCACCGTCCAGGCTTCCGCAGAAGTCTTGGCGATGTCAAACACGCCTTCAGTCTGTAGCTGAACTGTTTCGCCAATGGCCGCATCAGCGACGACAATCCCGAAAAGCGAGCCGATCAAGTAGCCGTCGCCGGAGCTAAGGTCGATTTCATCGGAGCCGGATGCCACGGTTACGGCAATTACGTCACCTTCTTGCACGAATGTTTTCATTTTGAATTTCCTTCTTGAATGATTGTGAAAGCGCGGGCGGTTAGGCCCGCGCCATGCTCATTAGGCGCCGGCGTTCTTATACAGGCCGCGATAGCCGAGGGCTTTCACGGCGGCATCAATGCGCACCTTGAATTCCACGCCATCGACGTTCCAGCCCGGCTGTTGCTCGATAACCGGTGTCTCAACGCCATTGAGATAGGAAATCTCAACCGTATCGGCCGCATTCGGGTTGGCCGCCATGTACCAAGCGGTCGCCGAGTTGATTGACAGGCGAGCTTCGGAGATGACTTCCATGATGCCCCGCACTGAGTTCGGAACCCGCTGCGTATTGGCAGGGTTGAATTCCGAATTCATCAGCACCAATGCTGTGCCTTCAAGTTCGACCGGAACAAGGAAATACGCCGGGCGAATATTGAGAGCCGCAGCAATGCTGTCAGGATCGCGTTGCTTGGCCATGGCTACACGGCCTGCGTCAACCGTAGCGACGGTCGGGGCCGCGCCAGAGCTTGCTAGGTTTCCGTGATCTGCTGTGTGGAATAGTGCGACGCCGTCCGAAAGTGCGGCGTTATCAGTGATCACCGCCCATGCCAGGTTGGCTACAGTACGCCTCGCAGCACGGCCCATGGCAGATGGCAAGCGGCTGAATACCGACATGTCATCGTTGATGATAGCCTGGCGGGTAATAGCGAACATCCGGCCATAGGTTGCCAGCGTCACTGTCTCGCCACGATCCCCAACTGTCCCGTGCTGATATTCGGCCCCTTCAGGTAGCGAAAGCAAGCTAGGAAACAGGTTGAGATCAACGCGCTTCGTTGGCTTAAAGTCAGTCAAGCTGCCCGTCGCACACCAAGAAAGATTCTCTTCGGCTTCGCCGAAGCCTTTCAGCAAGGACTTGTTGGCGACATTGGCAAGCACGTTGGTGAAATCGCTTGTGCTGTGCATTCCGGCGCGGGTGCGGATGCCGAGAGCTTCCGCAACCATAGCCATAGGATCGGCCATGCGATAGTCACCGCCAGTGGCGCGCAGGCATTCCCTAGCCATTTCACGAAGCGTGAGGCCCGAGAATTCATTCTGCTTGCCGCCTTCGATGCTAGCCCTGGCCATGAGGGCTTCGCTCATGCCTGCCGTTGTCTTATCGCGGGAATCCGCTTCGATGCGAGCCGACGAGAAGGCAGGGCCTTTTTCGGCGCGAGTGTGGATGGCATCCAACACCAGGTCTTTCACCTTGGAGACCGGCGTATTATTGCCAATATGCTCGCTGCGGAATTCCGCAGGCATTTCGAAGCGGGCGCAGATGGTTCCAATTTCATTCACGCGCTTGCGTTCGTCCGCCAAGGCGCGGGTGATAAGTTCCTGCGTATCCTCGTTGCTGCGGGTTTCGACGGGAGTTGCTTCCGGAGCCGTCACGGTGTCGTTGTCAGAGTCAGCCATGTGATGGCTCCTTTCTACAGGTTTCGTTTCACTATCGGCGGAGCGCACGAATTCGCATTCGTACAGTTCCGGTTTCTCTCCACCGCGCACGTGGGCGCCTGGATCGGCTGGCACGGCGACGGCGGATATTTCCAGGGGTTCCCAATCAATTACCCGGTGCAAGGGAACCCCGTCCTTGCGCTGGGTTACTTCGGTTTTGTGGACGCGGTAGCCCACGGAAATATTGCGAATGATCTTGTCCTTGATGTCCTGAATGGTGTCCGCCTTGCCAGCCGCACGAGAGAGGCGAACCGTGGCAAAGCCCTTGCCGCCTGCGATGCGGGCTGAGCCCGGAACGATAGTACCTAGCACCTTGTCGAGGCCGTAGCTGTCGTGGCTATCAAGGAAGGAAGCACCGCTGTTGAGCGTGTCGAGCCTTACCGACTTCGGTTCAACGACGAGCTGTTCGTCGAATTCCTTGGCATCGTCACTGAAGAAATCGAACTTCCGGCGCCTGACCGTGGCGCCTGCCGTCCAAACAACGTCGACTGTGTTTTCGTCGGCGTTGGTTGAGCCATCAACGATCATGGCTTCACGGCGCATGATCGGCATCCGCATCACAGTGTCAGGCATAGCTTACACTCCTAGTGTCAGAATATCGTTGTCGAAGATGGTGAAGGCTGGTTCTTGGTCGAGTACGAGAGTTACGCCCGAACCAGAGAGATTGTAGGTCCCACTATCTGCCTTCATCACAAGTTTGCGCCGTGGCTTATGCCGCGATTTGAATAGGCCCAAGCCACCGCCTAACGATTCCGGTGCCTCTGCACTGACATGGGTCAGCGTGGCATCGCTGCCTGAGATCAGATAAGAACCGGCACCGGCCAGCAGGCTGAAGGCTGCACCAAATGGTGCATAAATCAAACTGGCTGCCGTGCCAGTCATTTGATAAGAACCGGCGTTAGCAATTATCCGGCGCGCCGTAACTAGTCCTGCTACAGCGCCAGAATGCAAGTATGTCCCAGCTGATGCACTGAGCCGCCGCGTAATCGAAAGCGAAACGATTTGTCCATCGAGAGTGTAGGAACCACTGCCAGCAGAAACGCTACGCGCAGACTTCAGCGTCGCATCCTGGCCGCTGATGGTATAAGTGCCAGACCCGGCGAGAAGCCCTTCACCGAGCCTCAGTGAAGCATTCTGCCCGCTAAGAGCGTAGCTGCCGGCCGCCGCAGAAATAACGTTAGTCTTGGTTAACGATACGCTTTGCCCGTTCAGCGTGTAGGCAACACTGTCAACC